CAAAGCCTTAACCGCTTGTTTGAAAAGAACGAAAGTCTGGAGGTTGTAGGCAATAAACTCTTTACCCTTTTTGATATTCGTAACATTGTTTTAAAAGATATTAGTTTCGAGGCTATGGAGGGCAAGGAGGGCATACAGAAGTACACCATCAAAGCCGTGTCAGATATGGACTTCTATGCTGAATTAGATGAAAAACGAACTCAACTTAACAACTTATACTAATGTTTATATTACAAGCGATTATCAAAATAGGGGACTATACTTTTAAGGCTGTGCATAGTGTGAAAATCACCAAATCGGTAGACGAATTAGCCGACACCTGTACTATTGAACTTCCTACCCATTTTAAAGTAGCTAAAGGAGGTGATAGCCTCTATACAGAAAAGGCTATCAAAGCAGGCGATAAGGTGAGCGTTACTCTTGCTTATGAGGGGGTATATAGCGGGGTGGAGTTTGAGGGCTATGTAAAAAAGGTTAAGCCAAGCATTCCCGTGAGCATAGAATGCGAGGACGCTATGTACTTATTGAGGCGCAAGAACATCAATAAGTCGTGGCAAAAAACAACTCTTAAAGAAGTATTGCAGGAAGTAGTGAAAGACACTCCTATTACCTTGGCTGATAATATCCCACAAATGCAGTTAGAACAATGGCTCATTCGCAATGCCAATGGTACGCAGGTGTTGGATAAACTCAAAGAGGAGTTTCGCCTAAGTATTTTTATTAATGATGAGGGCAAGCTATATACAGGGCTTTCGGAGCTTACCAATATAGGGCAAACCGCACGCTATGACCTTAATTACAATATTGTAGCGAATGATTTAGAATATCGTACCAAGGACGAACGTCGGCTAAAAATACAATATACCTACATAGATAAGAACAACAAAAAGAAGACAGTGGAAGAGGGCGACCCTGATGGCGAGTTAAGAACCTTTCATACCTCTGTGGTGAGCGATGAGGCTAAGCTACGAGATATGGCAAGAGCGGAAATGGAAAAGCTAAAGTATGACGGCTTTGACGGCTCTATAACGAGTTTCTTAGTACCCTACGCCACGCGAGGTATGCAGGCACAACTCATAGACAAAGAACTGAAAGAGATAGACGAGCGCTATTTCATTAAAAAAGTAGAAACTACCTTTGGGCGCAATGGAGCACGCCGACAAGTAACCATAGGAGCAAGATTATGAGTATAGATAGAGAATTAGCTGAGGGGCTTCGGAAGATAGGCAAACGCAAAACTCCTACCATAGCCGTAGAAGTGGTATCAGTAGACAAAACGCAAGGTACGTGTGTGGTGAAAGACGATGAGCTACAATATACCGTGCGCTTGGCTTCTGTAATTAACGATAATGCCGAGCGGTTTTACCTCTTTCCAAAGGTAGGAAGTAGCGTGCTGATTGCTTCGATTGGGGAGGACGAAAACCGCTACTATGTGGTTGCTTATAGCGAGATTGAGAGCGTGAGCCTACGGATAGAAGACACTCAGCTTACCATAGACAAAGCGGGGGTACATCTACAACGGGGTGAAGTAGATTTTAAAAGCCTTTTAAACGAGCTTTTAAACGAACTTAAAACAGCTATCATACAAACCCCTGCTGGAGTTGGCAACTTTGCTCCTAACAATGTGACAAAGTTTGACGAGATTAATAACAAAATAAATGAATTACTACAATAGATATGGCACGACTAACCGCCGTTGAGGCAGATTACAAAAAATCACAAGCTAAGGAGCTTTTTGCCAAAGGCTTTAGCATTGCCAATATATCGGAAATGATAGGCATTGGTATTAAAACGCTTGGCAAATGGCGAGAGGAGGGCAAATGGGATGATGAGAAAGAATTGCAAACGCTCAAGCCCTCAAATATTCGCAAACTCACGCTTAAGTGTGCGCAGGCTATTGAGCGAGGTGAACCCTTGCCCTATAAGGCGGATGATATTACTAAGATTGTTGCCGCCTTTGACCGCATTACCGACCATAACAAGATAGCAGTATACACTATGGAGAGCCTTGACGGCTTCTCTAACTTTATCTTAGAGAAAGCAGGGCAAAGTAGCGGTAAAAAGCGTGAAACTTATATGAATACCATTAAAGAGATACGCCCTTACTTTGATATGTATATAACCGAATTATTACAAAAAGGAGATGACTAAAACAGAACTCAAAGAAGCCAAAGAACGCTATTTTGCCAAATCAAAAATGATTAGGGAACTTACCTACGAGGCTATACAGAAGGAAACAGCCGACGAGCAGGAAGCACGTATCAAGCGACTTTTAAAGCCAGAAAACTATGGTGAGTTTTTTGACTACTATTTTGGCTTAGATAGTGGTTTGCCTTTGGGCGATGCTAAGACTCCTAAATTTCATATTGACGATTATATTCGTTTGTACAAGGACCCGTTTATACGCCAATTTAGAAAGAAGTTTAGGGGTGCAGGTAAGTCCATACAATCCAATGTGGGTAATATATGCCACCTCAAACAGAACAACCTTACTTTCTTTCCTATCCTCATAGGGGCTAATGAGGGGCTTGCTAAAATACTACTATCCGACTTACAAGCACACTTGGAGAACAATCAGAAGTTTATCAAGGACTTTGGTTTGCAACTCTCTTATGGGGATTGGTCGGATGGTGATTTTCAAACCACAGACGGCAAGCACTTTAAGGCGTTGGGGCTTAACCAACCTTTTAGGGGGTTGCGTTTTGGTATGTATCGTCCTGACTTGGCTATTTTGGATGATATAGAGGACTTGGATAGAGCCAAACGCCCCGATATGATAGAGAAGTATGGCAAAAAAATAACGGGCGACTTGGTGAAGGCTTTCCATCGCAAGCGAGGCAGGCTCATCATCAATAATAACTATATCGTAAAAGACGGCATATTAGACTACCTCTATGACAAGTGGAAAGATAGCCCGCACCTGCACGACTCAGTTACGAACCTTGCCACGGTGAATATCACCCGCGAGAACTATATGGATGTAGAGTGGGAACCCTCGTGGAAAGAACGCGATACTAAGGAGGATATTATCCGCATTCTGCTCAACGATGACTACTATACCTCACAGCGAGAGGATTTCAACAACCCTATTGAGGAGGGCAAACTCTTTAAGGCGAAAGATATTGCCTTGGTACGCATAGCCGACAATGAGGCGTGGGACGGTTTGCTTGACCATTGGGACTTATCCTACACCGCTACGGGCGACTATAAAGCGGGGGTACTCATTGGTATCAAAGGTATTAAGCTGTACGTGTTGGAGGTATTTTGCCAAAGGTGTGAACTTAATGCAGCTATGGAAGTGCGCGCCCAGTGGGTAAAGAAGTATCTTAAAAAAGGCTATAACACTATGGGCTTCTTTGATGCTACTATGGCGCAGAAAGCCGTCTATACACCTATTATTATGCAGAGTGCAGAGGACAACGCTTGCCCTAATATCCCTATTGGTCTGCACCAGGAGGGCGACAAGCACAACCGTATCTCGGCAGGGATTACCAATGCGCTCTTCCGCAAAATATTGTACTGGGACGAGACTTTGCCAAAACGTTCGGAACGCGACTACAACGCCTTTAATAAACAGCTACTTTCTTTTGAAAAAGGAACGGCTTCAAACGATGACGCCCCCGATACCTTAGAGCGTGCCATTACCCTTGCCCAACAGTATTTTGGCTATACCGAAAACCCTTTACAAAGCGGGCGACCTTTTATTGCTAAACACAAACGTAGAACTATATGAGTACTCCGAGAAAAGAACTATTTGTAAAAGTAAAACAAGCCCTTGCTACTATTGAAGGCATTGAGCTCATCGACCTGCAACGCGGTCAGTTTGACAACCCCGAAAATGGCTATCCCGAAATATGGACGGCTGCACTCATTCAGGTAATGCCTATCGCCTACGAGACGATGACCCAACACGTGCAAGAGGGCGAGTGTGAGTTTCATATCGACTTCTATTGCAAAGATGGCTGGACAGACCAACACTTAGGAACTGCCGACCCCGAAGAGGGACTTATGGAACTGGATATATTGGACAAAATCACCGATACCATACAATTCCTGCAAGGCGAACAGTTCAAGCCCGTGCAGCAGGTGCGAGAGGAGGAATTACGCCTAAGTGATGACGGCATTATGAGCTATCGCATTACCTTCACCACTCATATTTATAGACAAACACCCTACCCTTACGAACCTAAGAAACTAAAATTAAATATGATTTAAAATGTATTTAACCAAAGACGAACTCAAAACCGTAGCCACCAAAGAGGTAATAGACCTTATCACCCAAGGCGATGAGCAGATAGTAACCGAAATCATTGCCGAAAGCATAGACCTAATGGCTTCCTACCTCTATAAGTATTACAATACGGAGGCTATTTTTGCCAAAGAGGGCAACGAGCGCAGCAAAATACTGCTCAAGTACCTCAAGGATATTGTTATCCACGAAATCTATATAAGGCGAAGTAAAACCCTCAACCAAGTGGCGAAGCTCCGCTATGACGAGGCTATGCTATGGCTCGAAAAGATAGCTAAAGGCGAAATAGAAGTTGCCCTACCCAAACGCCTAAAAGACACCGATGGCGACGGCACCCCCGATACGCCCACGCCTTTTATGAAGCTCGGAGGGCGCAAAACCTACCGCAATCACTGGTAGCGGTGAGCCACCGCAGGCAGTTAAAACAAACAGACTATGCCTAACAACAACTTTACAGAACTCCGCCGAAAGCTCGAAGCCCTCGCACGCTTGGTAGCTAATGATGTCCCCATTGTCCTTAAAACAGAGGGACTCAAGTTTATTCAAAAAAACTTCCAAGATGAGGGGTTTAATGATGAGGGCTTACAGAAGTGGCAACCTCGCAAAACTACCGACACACGTGGGCGAGACCTTACTCGTTATCGCTCGGATAGGGTAGGCAAAAAAGGCACCCTTACCCCCTTTGGCAAGCGTAATCAGGGGCGAGCTATCCTTACAGGGCACAATTCAGGAGGCAACAAGCTGCGCAATTCATTTAGGGCGCGTGTAGAGAAAATGAAGGTTACCTTCTACACCCATAAGGAGTACGCCCGTAGACATAATGAGGGGTTAGAGGGTATGCCTAAGCGACAATTTATAGGCGACTCCAAAACCTTATTCAACAATATCAAAAAGGAAATAGACCGTTTATTCAATCAACTACAATAATGGCAAAGCAACCCCATAAACAACGTATAGAAAAGAGTGTCACCCTTAGTGGTAATGCACTTAATAAAAAGGTACATTTGGGCAAAAATACGGCTCAAAACATTCAGCAGGTAACTAATCTAATGGTAGACATCATCAAGCGCCAACGCAGGCTATGGCGTACCGAACTCAACCATTGGCACTCGGCTCGTTATGCCCGCTATAGTGTGGACTACCCGCGTACTTACCCATTGGAGGAGGTATACCAGGATGTACTCCTCGACGGACACCTTACTGGTATCACCGAAAACCGTACTTTGCGAACTACCAATAAGGACTTCGTTATCGTCATCGATGAGATTAAGGACGACACCCTAACCGAGTATATCAAGGACAAACAATGGTTTGAAGATGTTATTGAGTTCGCTCATCAAAGTGTATATCACGGGCATTCTCCTATATGGCTCAAAGAGGTAACCAAGGGCGAAATCAAAGCCGTAGAACTTATTGATAGGGGCTTGGTAATCCCCGAAAAGCACGTACTTTTAAAAGACTACGATGCAACCATGGGCATAGACCTACGCGATGTACAAGAGGTAGTATTAGTAGCACGATTTTACAAGCATTCGGGCTTGCTCGAAAAGGCTACTCCTTATGCAATCCTAAAGCGCCATTCGTGGGGTTCGTGGGACGAGTTCGAGGAACTCTTTGGTATTCCTATACGTATAGCTAAAATCGCTTCGCAAAGTGATAGTGTGAAAGAGGAAGTTGCCCAGTGGTTGGAGGAAATGGGTTCAGCTTCGTATGGTGTTTTTCCTATTGGTACTGAAGTAGATATTAAGGAGAACAGCAAAGCCGATGCCTTTCAAGTGTTTTACCGCAAGATTGAAGCCTTAGACAAAGAGCTCTCCAAACTCGTACTTCACCAAACAATGACTACCGAAAACGGAAGCAGCAAGGCACAAGGCACAGTACACGAGAATACTTTGGAGGAGGTAGTCTATGCTGACGAAAAGAAGATGTTGGCTTTCCTTAATAACCAACTTTTGCCCGCTATGCGTGCCATTGGCTACCCTATCCCCGACAATGCCAAAATAGCAGTAGAGAAAACCACAGACCCAAATGAGCAAATCACTATAGACGGGGTACTCTTAGGGCGTGGCTATATCCTTACCAAAGACTATATAGAGCGTACTTATGGGGTGGAAATAGAAAGTATGCCTACCTCTACCTTTGGAGGAAGTAGTGAGGGCGAGTTAAAAAAAGCCTAAGCCTACTCAAGTTACACTATCACACCCATTGTTGCCCCAAGCACGAGCCTATAAAGCTCAGCAAGGAAGACAACGACTTGAGTAGGCTCATTGAGGGGTACATACGTGAGGCTTTTGAAAATCGTAGTATTAGTGAGTCGCAAAGCAAAGAACTATGGCAATACTACTACAAGCACCTAAATAAAGCCTTAGCAGAGGGCTACAACCCTACTATTGAGGAAACCAATACCGAACTGGTAACCTCACTAAAGCACAATCTTGCACGCTTCTCTGCATTCAAAGAAACGAGCTTTAAACAGCAAATAGAAGCCTCTCTAACTAAAAATGGTAAGGTGCTTTCGTGGCAAGAGTTCAAGGCAGAGGCTAACAAACTGAATATAGAATACAATAGGCGTTGGTTACAAACCGAGTATAACCAAACAGTAGCCAATGCCTTATCGGCGCAAAAGTACGAGGAGTATATAGCCAATAAGCGCATATATCCTAACCTTATCTATCACGCGGTACACGAT